CGGCATCAGTAATAACAATTTTGCCAGCTGTGTTAACAGAAACAAGGGCAAACTCAGTGATAGCTTCTGCAGCTACAAAAGAATTGATAATATTTGACATGATTAAGCTCCAAAGACCTTATTGTAGTAATCTGGGTTTGATTTAGCGAAAAGATTCAAGGCTTCTGAATAGCTAACTGATTTTTCACTAGCTAGCTTTCTTACTTCTTGGTCAAGAGTAGCCTTATTAATCTCTTGACCACTTGCACCATGACCAACCTCTACCAATGGCACAGCACTGTTGGAAGGTCGCTCTGAGAACATAGTCCAAAACTCACCTTGAAGTTCACGAAGTTCAAAGGCCTTGCCAGCAACTTCAACTTCACTTGGTGTAATCTTGCCTTCATTAAGAAGAAGATTGACCGCTTCACGCTTTTCAACCTCTTTCTTTTCGGCTTCAATAGCTTCAAGACGCTGTGATAGTTTAGCATTGTTTTCACGCAAGGCTTGGACTTCACTAAGAAGGGTTGACTCAGTCAAGGTCTCACTCATCTTGTAAGACTTCTTTTCTTCATCTTCCATCATCTTTTCAGCTTTATCTTCTTCTTTAGACTCCGCCATCTTTTCGGCTTTGTCTTCTTCTTCCATCATGGTTTCTTCTTTTTCGTCAACCATTGCGGCTTCTGAATCTTCCATCATGTCTTTCATTTTCTGTTCAAGCTCCTTGACCAATGCGTCTTTAGCGACAAGCATTTGTCGAAGTTCTTCAACAGACAAGGCTTCAATGTTATCCATTGATTCTGTCCTTTCGGTTAAAAGCACCCGACCAATCTTGTCATTTGATTGAGCAGGCCTAGGGGTAAGGGTTATTGCTAAAAGTTGAGCACTTCCAATGGGGTCTCCACCATCACGGGCGAAGACATCACCAACGATAAACTCAGGTGAAGACCAAAGAACACCACCTGCAGACTTGACCACGTCAAGGCCTCTTTCATTATAAGCTGGTGTTGCGTAAAGGCCATCTTCTCGAAGTTCAATGTCTACGATCAAGCCAAGTGCGTTCCCACTTTCGGGTGGTGCTGGGTGTCCACCTTGGAAGGGGCTTGTTGCATGCTGCCAATCAATAATTACAGGATCAGCATATTGACGTTTTTTAAATACTCGTATCATTTCACCAAGAAGTTCATGGTCTATTTCTTGGCCAATGTTTTCACCGTTCATTCTTGAAGACACTTGACCAAGGGCCAAAGTCTTGAAGGGCTTCCCAATGGTTAAGCCTTCGGGCAAGTCATAAGATGGTTCTCTAAGGTTGGTGAGCTGGATTGCTTCACCATAAGCACGAAGTGCTGTTTGCTTTTCATCTGCTCTTTTCATTTGGTTCACAACTTTCCTTGCAAAAGAATAACCAGCGTCACCGCCCCAACCTTGCCAAGCCTGCCACCCCTTCCCTTGGTCGCTCCAAGTTGAACCTTTTTTGTCAACTTCATGGCGAGTGAAGTAGGCAAGCATACGCTTCACCGTTTCGGGAGAAAGTGTTTTGCCATTGGCTAGGTCTCTAGCTCTAGCAATTCCCACAGGTGTCATACCACGCTGTGAAGGTGGCTTTGTTGCTCTGACTTCCAAGGCACGTTTGGCAGCGTCTTGTGCTCCCTTTGGTGGTGTGAAGTCAATATGGCTGTATTTGTCAGGTATGGCCAAGGCTTCAACCTTGGCTTCAACTCTTTGTCTGTGGCCTTTGGGTAAAAGGTCAAGGTCGGTTGTGTAAGACTTCTTTCTCTCACCTGTACCGACCAGCTTGAGGAAGGTTCTTACTCTTGCCAATGCCCATTGTGTCCTTGTCATACCTGGTCGATGACTAACAGAAAAAGCACCTGCACCACGTCTAAAGACTGCCTTCAATGTGCCAAGGTCCACTTGCTTAGACTGAGACTTGTATCTTTTATTGTGTCGGTCTCTTAGGTTCTCAAGTGCTTTGACTGCACTATCACCAATCTCTATTCCACCTCTTGAACCCGAAGCACTACCTTTGGGATTGGTCTTACTTCCCTTGATTTGGTCCTTCTTGGGTGCTGGTGTTTGTGCTTCTGTTCTAGCCATTGCGTCTTCTCCTAATGAGTTGTTCAGCAAGTGAAGCTACACCACCACGGCCGCTAATAGAGGAAGTTCTTTCAATGGCTGTTCTTTGTGCATCTTCGGGTAAATCACCTGCACCAAGACGTTCTCTGATTGCTCTTTCAAGCTCATCATCGGGTGTGAGTAAACCACTTTGCACAAGGCCAGGTAACATTCCCAATGATTCTGCAAGGTCATCTGTGTCAAGACCTGTGTGAACTAGCTTTGGAAGTTTGGAGGGGTCGACCATTCCAAAGTTCCAACGGATCAAGCGGCCAATAGTTCCACCACCTCTTCGATCAACTCCACTGACTTGACTTGCTACAAGGTCACAAAGGTTGATTGCTGCCCTTCTGAAAACAGACAGATGAACTTCACCAACACTTCTTGCTCCTGTCTCAGTGTTGCCAAGGTCTGCAAACTGAGTGAGGAAGGCTGCACTGATTTGTCCATCACACTTGGTGATAATGTCGATTGGTCCACTTGCATATAAGTTGGGCTGTACTGCGTAAGTGTCAAAGCTAACAGCACCATTTTCTACCAAATAGCTTTGTTCTGCACTGATAAAACTTTGGGCCTGTGCTTCGGCATCATCAAGCATTGCATCAATATCACCATCTGTTAAGCCTAGCTCCTCAGCTTTGGAGCGGTCGACTTTCACCTTTGGTGTGGGAACAGCCCAACGGTCAAGACCAACACACATGAGATTAGACACACGTTGCTTAGTTCTCCACCACCACCACACAGGCCTTAACATTCCGACCCCTTCAAAGTTGCTTCCTGTTCTGTTCAAGGTAAGCAGTAACAACTTGTTTGCTGGGATTGGTTCGGGTGTGTAAGTCAAGCCAACTGTGTTTTGAAGTACACCATCAAGGTGTTGGTTGTCTCTACTTAACCACTTTTGATGGGCGCTTGGTTCTCTGTCTGCATAAAGGTCAAGCCATACTCTAACCTTGCCTTCACAGTCAGGCCCAACACGATAGATTTCTTCTGCGTATCTGTAACCAAGTGGTATGAACTCGAACAGGTAAGACAGCTGGTCTTCCCAAGATACTGACATTTGGCCGCTATAACCATCAAAGCCAAAGGCTTCATTTGCAAAGTTGGCTAACTTTTCAGAGACAGGGTCATCTTCAATTCCTGGTATGAACCGCCAAGTAGCACTTAACAAAGTTTGTCTTAGCATGTGCCAAGACCTTCTTACTATTGGGTCAGTTCTTAACATTTCTTCAGCTTCACTTACCCAATTAAGGCCCGTAAGCTGTGGATTGTTTTCTTTGCCTGTGATGACACCACCACCAAGCTGTGTTCCTGTTATCCCCTTGGTGACAAACCTAGGAGACAAAGCACGAAGGTGTCTTGGTGTCTTATCTTTGCCTTGTTGATCCATTGGCTACTCACTAGTGTGTTGGTGTCTCTTTATATCATATAAGCACCTATAACATAATTTATCAATAAAAGGTTGTTCAGTATAAAATCAAGTGATATATGAAGGCAGCCCAAGGTCTTTTCATTTCTTTCAATGAATTTAGGACAAGTTTAATATGGCCTTGGGCTATCCCTTTGGGATCCATTCTTCAACCTTTGGGTGCAAGATAACCTGCTCTTCACTTTGTGTTTTGATTGGGTGTTGATTGGCAAACATGGATAGCTTATCAATGACCGCTGTTTGAAGTTCCATAAGCTGGTCGGTTTTCAACTGCATTTGGATTTGTGCATCACGAAGCCTTGCGATCAAGGCCTCTCTATCAGCATTTGCACTCGCTAGTTTGTCTTTCAACTCTTCCACTTCTGAAGGGTCACGACCGCTTGCAATGGCCACCATGCTTGAAATACTGCCTGTGATGACACCAAGTATTCCCACTAGCACATCTCTGTTTTCATCAACTATCTTGACATAGGTCAGGAATAGAATAAGGGCCACAACCAAGATTAAGAAGAAGACCGAAAACCACCAACCACGCCTTGCCTTTTGATCCTTGGTGAATTCAACATGACTCTTTTTCTTTTCATCTTTCATGGTATCAGCTCCATTATGTTTTGAATCAATTCTGCTATGGGATCAATCCAACCAAACCACATTTCAAGACCACTCATAAGCCTTTTGTGCTTATCGAGCAAGGCAGGACCAACCATGGTGACTAAGCAGCAAATAAAAACAAGTGCTGTCCTGGTTAATAAGAACCATATCCATTCTTTCAACTTCTTGTCTCTCATTCTGCTTTTTATTCGTTTAGGTCCACCAAGACGCTTAACCTTCTCACTGCCCTTGGGTGGTTGAAGACTTTCAATGGTACAACCAACTGTGTAGATGATTTGTGTCTCTCTTACACCTTTGAATCTATATTCACCTGCTAAAGCATACCTTGTGCCCTTTGGGGTAAACCTGTTGGTTCTGTGCTTGACTGCCTTCATGGCTTCTTGGGTTAAGAGGACTTGACCAGCTCCACAAAGTGACATGGTCCTAGCTGCTATGTTTTTGGCTACCCCTTCAAGCTCCACTTGCTTTGCACCGCCCAAGGTGTAAATTTCATCTTGCTTGACTTCCACCACAATCCCCCAATGAATCCCAATCCTACATTGCAACTTGGTCTTTGGTGGTATGTGCTGTTGATAGTGCAAGGCAAAGTTCACAGCATCAACAGGTCTTTCAAAGCTAAGCAAGAAACCATCTGACCTGTCAATCTCTCGACCATTAAACTTGAGAATCAAGGAACGTGTAAGCCTGTCATGGTATTGCAACCATTTGGCGGCCTTCATAGCACCTGCACGTTGGACAAACTTGGTTGACCCAATAAGGTCAAGAAGAACTATGGCCAGCTTGGTTTCTATGAGTTCCATTAAAAGCTCCTTACTTTTGACCCCCCAACACTAACATGTCTTTTTTCTCTTGTCTTTATTCCGCCACCCCTTGGTTTATAGCCTTGGTCGACTGCAACATCATTCCAATTAAAGATAATGCAATCATACCTTAAAGCATCAAGTGGGTCTTCTCTTCCATCTTTCTTGGGTTGCTCCTTGTTATCCCAAGCATAAGACAACAAAGCCTTCCTTATGCTGTTACCTGTCACACGCTCCCCACGTTCCCAAACTTCCTTGGTTATCAAGTAGCGTCTTGAATTGAAGGCACGTTTCAACCGCTACACACCGTTCAAGATGTCCACCTTGATTGGATCAGTGGTTGATCTTAGTGGAAGACCAAGACCCAAAGGTGGTGGTTGTCTCATTACTCGAAAAGCACTTTTGCCTGTTTGGTCATTTCTTGCCTTACCCGCCTTATCAGCCACCCCTGTGTCTAACCATATTCTATCACTTGGTGCTTGGTCTTTTAGTGACCTTGGCCAAGCTACTGAAAGGATAAGTGCTGTCAACTGCTCAGTGGTCACTTCCTTTGGGTTGAATTCGTGACATATCACATCAGCTTCAAGGTCTTCATCATGGCAAATAATCAACACACTTGGTTTTCTGAATCCCCAATCTATGGCAATCCTTCCTGTCATCGTGGGCTTGTAAGTCCAATCTTCAATAATGTGGCCTTCTGTGAACTCTTGATAAATCAAGCCTGTTGGTGGTTTGGGCTTATTCATAATCATGGCTTCACGTTCTTCTGCAGGTAGTAGCTTGGTGGCTTCAAACCATTCATCAGCAAGGTTGTCTTGGTTGACATAGCTTGTGAACAGCATAGGAATATAACCTGCGTTTTCTGCCATCGAGCACCACCAAGCATCAGCCACAGGCAAGCCCACCAATATCAAGATTGGTGAAGGGCCAGCACGAAGACGGCCAAGGGCTTTATGTGCCACCTCCATGTCAAGGGTTTGACATTCATCAATAAGGCATACACCGCTTGTGATATTTAAACCTT